ATCAAGACGAAACGCATTGTTGGCTTTACCTCTGTCATTATGGCTGCCACACCATAACCCCTTAGGCTTATTCTCCCACAGGGAGCGTCTATTGCTGCGTCCGAAAGTTCCGTGCATTTTGTAGCGTTAACTCTTTGCACTACACATTTTTGTTGGCGGTTTCCGCCTTCCTACAACATATCACTATGTCGCAGCAGCCTGGTTATATAAGGTATCCCTCATGAAACCAAACAGAAATTACTGTGTATCTCTGAGTGCTGACGCACTTTATTCACAGAGTTAATAATAAGCATGATTCAGATATTGAATTATCAAGGATCATTTTGGAGCTGGCGACAGGAGTCGAACCTGCAACCTGCTGATTACAAGTCAGCTACACTTCCAATTGTGTTACGCCAGCGGATTGTTTTGTTATCTCCATCTGACGATAATATTATATCACATAATCTTCCGTTTGTCAATAGGAATTAACAAAATAATTTCAACTTTTTTTGAGAAATTTTGGTGGGGCGGGATAGCCCCACCTTTTATTCTTCTCTTACAGATCGAGTAAGCTCTTCTCCTGGATGAAAAACCACATTCTGAAAACTGGGAACCATAATTCGTTCCTTTGTTTCTGGATGCACCGCAGGATGAGCCTTGAACTCTTTAACCTCAAATGTACCGAAGCCACGAATGGATACCTTCTCTCCACGCATCAACGCAGACTGGATTTCATCGAAAATATCTTCAAGCACACTTTTTACAACATATTTCTTATTGCCGTCACGCTTTTTTGCAACAGCATTGATGAGATCTGATTTATTCATATTCACGCCGTAATATCGCTCCTTCTGGGACGATACATCTCAGTGTCAAAATCAACCTCGCAATAAGCTTTCACGCCGGAATAACTGCAAACACAAATAAGCTGTTGCTGAGCGCCATAGATGCGCTTTCCTACGCAGTAATCGTCCATACCAAGAAAACTTCCTGCCATAATTGTTTTTACACCTTGTACGTTGTCAATTTTGTTATGATGCAAATGACCAGATAAGATTGCATACACAGGTTCTCTTGCCATCGTTTGCAATGACTGAACCTTGCTGTCGGATCCATCGTAGTCTCCATGAACACCAAGATAGGTTTTACCACGAATATTAAGTAGATACATGGTATCATCAATCTTCCGATAGTGGTCGAACACGACATTTTCAAAATTTTGCAGCCGCGCTTTGAGATACCATTCTACAAGATCGTCCATACGTTCATGTGGTGATGCCAAATCCTTTTCTTCGAGTCTGGAATGATTTCCAGCGACAGATGAAAAGTATACGTGACGAAAATGTTTACTAAGCTCTGCAAGAAACTCAGAAATCAATTCTGATACTCCAACAACCTGCTCAATAACATTCTCTCTGTTTGACACCGCAATGGATTTATGTATGTTTCCACTAATCAAATCACCATTAGCCCACACATAACAATTCTCGGCATTATATCTTTCTGCTGTTTCAATAATACTGCTAAGATATTCTTGCAGTAAACATCTGCATACATCAGAATTATAATAATTCCAATAATTGTCCACATATGCACCAAAATGTAGGTCATTCAGACTTACAAGCAAATCGTTATCAGATGACGCAATTGCATTCGGAACATATATAAGTTGAGGGATTACGCCATTGGTGATTGCCCTCTCCAAGATGTCCACATTTTCATCTTGTCGCGCCATCTTACGAACAACCTTGTTCAGTTCTGTTCTCTGATCGAAGAATCGCTGACGCTCTTTTTGAAACTCAAGCGTCTTACGATCCAATTCGCTAAGATACGAAGTTTCGGCACATCCCTTATCGTACTTTTCCTTGAAATATTTCATTACGTGGTATCCGGAATAAGGTGTAACATTTGCAGCTTTACGCAAGCTATCATAATGAACATTCATGCCAAGCAAACTCACGATGTCAGACCAGTCAAGATCATCTGGATTTTGCTCTACTTTTATTTCGATCAATCGAAGACCATATTCATATTCGTTTTCATTTTCAAGCCGATTATATTTTGGATTCATTATTCATCCCTCCCGTCTGGTGGTAAAGGGACGACTCTGCGAATAGACAGCGTTACACCAACCACACCGTTCCATCGTTTCAAAAATTCAATCAGGCTGTAACATCTAACAAAATCTTCTCCGTATTCTGTTATCGTCATATCATCGGTATCAATAATGGCGTTTTGAAAGCTTTCACTTTTCATTTCTTCTGCCATCATATCAACCTTTCTGGTGATTCAGACGCTTACGATTCAACTCACGCTCACGATCAATTCGTGCCACAATCTCTGCTGCCGCGCTATTGGTACTCGCAATAGTCCTCATCATATCCTCACATTCAGTTGCATAGTAATGATGACGCTTGGAATCCTGCGTCATCGTTCTCGTAACTTTGTACTCAGGATAAAGTTCCCGCAGTACACGAGCTTCTTCTTTGGTTACTGGAATCATATTTTTCAATCCTTCTTTATAAGATGTCCAAGGCTGTAGGAACATCCCACAGCCTTTGGACGGGAGATGCCGATTATCTTGATAAAAACGGTTTTCTTCCCTTATAGGGATTTATCGTTTTGGCACACTTCATACCGTTAATCAACGGTATGTTCTCGCTGTCAATACTGATTTTTTAGATTTTCTTGTTCGTTTTTACCAGCGTTGTTCAACGGCATTTTGTTAAAGTAGGACTTCAAAATAAAAACCGTCTTAATTTTTGTGGTTTAAGTAGTATCGCGCGTTTCTTTCCGCTCTCTTTTCTTTTTCATGAATTGCCTGACAAGCATCGCATCGTTTCTTATTCTTTACAGATCCGTCAACAACAAAATTACTTCCGCAATCCAAACACCGAATTGTCTTCTTACCAATAGGTTGATATGTGGAACACTCGCTGCATATCTTCTGTTGTGTTGTTTCCGGGATAAATCTTTCTCCGCACTTTCTACACTGAATAGATCCAACCGGTATATTTTTTCTGAGATTAGCTAATACAATATCACCAAAACACATCCAGAATACATTTTTACGCTTACTTTGTTTGTCATGGAAAAGATACTTTACAAGCGTGTCGCATACATCGTTCATATCATAACCAAGTGCGGCGTATCGTTCCATAATTGAATCACGTATATACGCATAGTTCGTAGTATCATCATAGAAGCTAATCGCATACCGGTACTGCTTTTCAACTTCATTGTAAAGATTGACCACATCTGGTAACAACTCAAACTTAGCAGATACATTATGTAGCATATAATGATAGCGGAACTTTCCAATGTTTTTTGCAGTAAACGACATACGCTTGTTAGGGATAATCGTTTCAAGCTGATTCACAACGCTGCGATTAAGTTTCTGAACCTGACTAAGCTCCTTCTTTTTCGCATAAATGAAGAAACGTGGTGCTTTTGCACTTGTAATTCTGGACAATATCGAATTCACATCATCTGGTCGAGTAGGCTTAAACAAAGTTTTCGCGTAATCGATACAAAAGTTATTTTCCATACATAAAATCTTAATCGCATCAATATCTACATCATCACTATTCCAGATTTTAGTGATATCGTTGCTAATAATGCCAATGTTACCGCCAGTCCATGCCGCACGAAGCCCCTTGAATATTTCTTCATTCGTAATTTTAACCGCTCCTGCTTTTGCCATTTCATAATACAAAGGAACAATGTCTTTCATATTACGTTCTGCAATATCAACTAACAATCGATCAGCGCATACAAGACTCTTATCACCATCACAGTCGAACTGCAATATCTTTGAGATAAGGTCATGGCAGCTTGTATAAATAGCATTCGGTGTAAACCATTTTCTTGTCATCGTTGTTACAACGTTTCGACGCACAGCGTGTTCTCTATACAAATGCGGAGATCTTAAACAATCAAGTTTTTCTACATTACGATAGAGATGACAAGAAACCTCTCCATCTTTAAGCAGACCGTCTGGATTCTTGTTTCCAAGGAACAACCACTCACAAAAGGCATACAAGTCCGGAATCAAAAACATATATTTCGCGGACAAATCAATCTTTGCCGCTTTTGCCTCCTGGACTAAATTTTTCTTGATTTGCTTCAAAATATCTTTTGTGTAAGGATCTGAGAGTAATTCCGGATAAATCTGCAGACACTCCTGAAAAGCATTTTTGTTTTTGTACTGTGTAGAAGCGCCAAATACATCAAGCATTGTTTCACGATCAGACGCAATGTTCACGATCTTATTAACCGATCTTTCTGCCAAAGATATTAACTCATCCTCCGTCATGTCTGTCAGAGTCTGAAGCATTTGATAGTTTAATTTAGCATCAGGTAAAAAGTCTTCTTCCTCATTGCATTTACCAGCCGTGCATCCGTTTTCACAATACAACCGGATATACTCATCCCAGCTCTCATAGTATTTATACATTTTGAATTGACTTTTTGTGAAAATCACTTCAATCCCCTCTGCGAGAACATCATGCTCTTTTCCGTAAATATCTTTCACAATACCGTGGTTTACGTTCTGGCCATTTTGATTTGCTTCTTTGATAAAACGGTCATACGGAAATACAGCGAGAAGTCCCTTCACCCAAGGCAGACGAACCATTGTATTTTTAGAACAGCAAGTCGGCAACACCATACCACACCCATCTGTGTGAGTAATAGGAATGTCCATTCGCTTTCTCTCTGTCTGATATGTACGATGATCGATAAAGTCTACAACACCTGAGACAAGCGTCTCCATATCGTCAACAACGATAGACTTACGAATATCAAAAGTTTCCCAAGGATCAGTAGCACTATTACAAAGCGCAAGATAAGCAAGGTACTTATTGATGTTGATGCCTCCGTATTCATTTATGCTGTCAACTGTAAGACCACACATCAAAGTTTTTTGGTACTGCGCCCAAATCTTTTCCTTGATAAATACGGTCTTCTTGGTACGGATTTGACCGGCTGAAGCGGTAAAACAAACATATCGTTCACCATTGTAAGTGTATCCGTTCAGAATCATATCTTCGATTACATCGAAATAGTATGTACGGATTACCATAAAGTCATCATACAGCTTGCCTGTCTGCATACCAAGTGTCCGTGTTAGCATAGATTCAAAAACAGAGATAACATTTTTATCAATCACATATTCGCTTCTCAATTCTCGTGTACCACGGTGTTGATGCAAAAGAGAAACAAGTTCGTCTTTCCGCACTTTAATTGAAACATTTGCAGCTTTTATTTCTTTCAAAATACGACTTATACGTTCCTTATCTGCAAGTTCGCGCGAGTCATCTTTGAACAAAGAACGATATTGTGATAATGCCTTTTCGTATGAAACATTGCCGTAATAGTATCCTGATAAAATTTCCTTTTCCGCCTTTAATTTGCTTTTTGCATTGCAATGTTCATTTATTGCTATCTCCAGTTGACGCTCTTCGTCTGTATAAAACGCACTCGTGTCAAAACTGTAGATGTGAATTTGCTTGTCAAGACTAATAACGCACCCCTCCTTGGGTCATTCCGTAATTTTGGTAAGATCTCCTGTCCAGAATAACCATTTCGTTGGATCTTCCTCTAAACATACGACATTTTTCAGATTTCCTCCACGGTCATCATGCTTAACAGTAAACACCGTATCAGTATTACTTTCAACGAATTTACGATATGAAGCCGACATCCGCTTGTAATCAGGCCGTCCTGTAATAACGCTAAGATTCAATTTTGCCTTATCACCATCGGCAAATTCAATCTGTGCCGCCTCTTTTTCCTTGATGCGCAAATACACATCAGCAAGGCTTCTATCGATTCCTTTCTTCTTTGCCGCTTTAATGAAGTTGCGTTTTTGTTTACGATTCATCATTACCTCTCCGATCCTCGTAGTCTTCAATAACCTTGAAAAATTCACTCGCTCTAAGTTCTTCTAAAAAGTCAGGCTTTATATATTCAACTTCGGAATCAATGGAACAATACACGCTTTTATCAATCTCAAATAGTCTTGTCCTGCATCGACCTATTAAACCGTCCACATAGAAAACAGGGGAGGGCTTGCATTTCGGTTTTAGCTCTGCTGCCAATATTGTCCATGCTTTACCAACAGGTGATTTTTTCTTAAAGAAGCATACACCATTACTGATTTCATCTTTTCTCAACTGTGTTGAAAACTTCAATCGGTCATTATCAGTAGGTATGATTCCTAAACAATCTTGTCTTGGAATGTATTTTGTTGACTCCACATCAAACTCCGCGAAGAATTTCATAACTCTTTCATTAACAATGATTGAGTTGATTTTGTAATTCATATAGTCATTATGTAGTTGGCTGTCCGAGCGAACTCGAAAATAACGCTCCATTACTTAACCCTTCTTTGCTATATAAGTTTCCAACGAATCCAGGATTTCCTCAACAAAAGCAATCCAGTTTGGATCGATTCGTATTTCGTCTTTGTGTGTACGATAATACTGCGGAGCGGAATCACCCATTACATATCCCATCGCTTGCCAATCGCAAATCATTTCGAGGTATGCGCACATTTTTTCATCGACACTACCATAGTTAATAAAAGTTCCATCGTCGGCAACCCAATACTGCCAGTGATGATCGTTGCGTCGATAATGACATCTCCACGCCTGTTCAAAATCAGACTCATTCGTGTTTTCGCCATCAACAGGATAGAAATGCTGACGGTACGGAAGAAATTCTTCTTCACTCATTTTACTGTCATCATGGCGACGGATACGCCAATTCATTTCATCAATGATGTTTTCACGCTGCAACAATTGGATGTCTTTTAATGCCTCTTTCAACTCAGCCCAAGCAACAATAATATTCTTCTTATGCTGGTCAATATATGTCATGTATTCGCTTGTCTTTTGTAACCAAGCACCTTTGTTAAAATCGTTCATATAATCCTTTCCGACTGGGACGGGCGTTAGCCCGTCCGTAGCCATCGATCTTTCATCTGGTTCTCAGATTGTTTAACTATCTTCTTCCTCAATAAGAGAACGATATTCGTCTGCATTTTCTTGTAGAATCTTTTCGTAATATTGAATATCGTTATCCTCAGTATCTGCTGGTGTATAATCTTCGCACTTTGTATTGGACTTGCAAACGTCTGCCCAAATACATCCGTGACAAGTATTTTCGTCTTTATTCATGCTGTTCCAGTTCCTTTCCTTGACTTACATCTCCAATCACATCTCCAATCATTTCTAATCTTTTTATTCTACCCGCTTCAAGTCTTGCCTTTGATGCTTCGATCTGTTCTTGCGTCAGCGAAACCTTTTTCTTAGGCTTGACTCTGATCCATGATACTGGTATATGTGCAACCAAACTACCATCGTCATTGATATGCCTGATGTCAACTTCATCCGGATAATCATTCTTTAACTTGTGAATATAATTGATCCACTTCTTTTCGCTGCTACAGAAAGTCGCATGATTTTCACCGGCTACATGATCGATTGCTGTCTCTCGAATCTCTGTCATTCGGTATCACCACCAATCGGTCTGTTTAGAAAATCAACGATCTTTTCAAAACATATCTTATAGGTAGATTTATTAAACGAACCAATTGCACTGCACTTTCCATGACAAATGAATTCGCATGGAGAATACACAGCACGTTCTGCTAAGAACCTTGCCATATCCTGGGGCGATCTCGAAATAATATCGAACAAAGTTGGATTATCATTCATTGTCTGTTGCCTCCATTATCTCAAATGAGACAACCCACACAAACGGATTCTTATTCCATCCAATGTTTTCACGGGTACTTTTAGAAAGCGCATTATCCCACCGCTGCGCAAATGTATAGTCAGGAAACATGGTTCCTGGAAGCCAAACTCCCTCACGCTCAATTTCTGTGATTGATATATCTTGGAGTCTCTGGAATCCGATATTCGTAACCTTTAAGAATAACCGAACTGCTTCGTTAGGCATACATACAGACGATCTCCATGTTTCGTCACAGTGATGTTCTGGTAAAACCTCAGTTGATTTATAGTAGAATTTATCATCCACTTTTGCCCAGGCCTCTTTAACACCAATTACTTCTCCGATTTCATACGGCGGCTTAATGACCTCATCCGTACTGGCAGAACAATTAGGCAATTTAAGCAACAATCCGGATTCGGTCATCGTGCCACCTAATATATCCTGATTCTTTAAGGCGAATCGCATCTGCGTCTTTACTCCGTCAAGAATATCCCGTACCGTTTCGCCATTAAGCCGTATATATTTCACTGCGCCGTCAATCATCCGCATTCACTTCCAAATCTGGTGAAAAATACGGCATGGGTTCGAGCTTAAACCGATTTGCGTAATGAAGCTTGTCGATCTTTGCTTTCACAGTTTTATCTTCGCATTTTCCGGTACGAATATATCTGTCAAGGATGTCGTATGTAAAACCGAAATTGTCTTCGTCGGTTTTGCCAGTCAATCCATCCGAAGGAACCTTATAAATCAGCTCATTGGGTAAACCAAGCACCTGTCCGATTTTTACTACCTCACCTGCGGTCAAATGTGAAAGAGGTGCAAACTGTCCAACACTATCACCAAACAATGTGGAATACCCTATCCAGTCCTCTGAAAGATTGCACGTGTTTGCTACTCTACCATTATAGCTCTGAGATACAGCAAACAATGTTGCCATACGAAGTCTTGGTGGCAGATTGATTTTTGTCCGCTCCGAAACCGTAATCGGCTCTTTTACGTAAACATCTTTATTGTCTGGAATATTCATTTTTCCCAAATTATCAATAACACCCTTGTACGCATCCCTGACGTTCACTACAGTAAAACGAATGTTAAGGAACTCGCATAACCAAGCCGCATCATTCAGATCACTCTGCTCTCCATTCGGCATAAGGACTCCGATAACTTTATCCCTACCAAGAGCCGCTACACATAACGCAGCTACAACTGAACTATCCTTACCGCCTGAGATGCCAATGACCGCATTGCAACCCTTGCCATTTTTCGCAAACCATCCGCGAATCCACTCAATAAGCTCATATGTGATCTTTTCAGCGTCAAAATTATAACCGATATCCATCAAAACTTACCTCCGTGCAATCTATCTCTTACTTCTGAAAGCGTATATTCCTTGACCATCTTTCCATTGAAGAAGATTGTTTCAAGCATATTACTCTTATCATTCTTTGTTTCTTCCCATGTCTTTCCATCCTCAAAAACAATTTCACCTGTTTCGGGATTTCTGTGTACTACACAACACCCTTTTTGAGACTTCTTAAATCCACCCTCTTTGGGATTCTTAAAAATGGGGGTCGGGGCACCATTGATTTCACAATAGGTCGCCTTAATCGCAATGCCAAATGTGTCACGAGTAAACGGCATCAGTTTACCGTCCTCTTCGATACATTGCATAGAGAATGAACCTACGCCAAGCGTAACATTGGAACAAGCAAAACCATTTTTCATAAGAATCTTGTAGATCTCTTCACAACGCTGAACAGTAATCGAATCGCCATAAATCGCTTTGATATGAGGATCAAGGACTTTATATCCTTTGCTGTTAATTGTACCGCCGAAAATATCCCATAATTTGAAAACGGTTTTCGTCACAACATCGACACAATCACCGGAATCACCACGTACAAGCATACAACCGTTATGATCGAGAATTTCTTTCTTCAATTTAGGAAGAATGTTCTCAACAACATTCCAGTAATCATAAGAGTCGAGTACGGCAGAAAAACTTGCGTTAGGATAGATCTCTGTTAAAAGCCTTCTGATAAGAGTTTCTTCGTCTCCATCAACTGCATAGTTACTGCACATAACAGAATGTTCTGTACTTGGTGAACCAAATGCTACAGGCTCCTTTGTACAGTCGCAATTATACATAGCTTCAAGATAAGGAACGACGGGAACAGTTGCCGTATTCAGAAACGAAAGACACCAGCCAGCCCCAGCTTTAATGGCAGACTCTGTGCATTCTTCGCCTCGAAAATCAAATGCGCCTAAAGCCCTTGCTCTCGGAATATTATCATCACACGTCAGGTCATAATATTTGTTTACAATCTGACGATATGTATAACCAACCGTAGCAGCGATCATAGGATGCCAACTCTCTGCCGAAATAAGACTTTCGAGTGACTGCGGAAGCCATGCAAAGTCCGGGTGTGTATTGGAAATCTCCATAATCGGCACGTGCAATGGAACGCGCGTCCCCTCAGGCAACGCTCTGACCTCAATCGGAAGATAACCAAGCTTATGCAGTTTTTCAATCTTATCGATTTTATAGTTACCATCTCCAAGAGCAGCGTCCATAACTCTTTTGTATTCCGAGATCACATCATCAAAAGGTCTATTAAAGAAGTTGTCATTGAAATAATCCACAAGGTATGTCTTGCAAATAGGCTGCCAAATGAAACTTACAATTTCATTCCACCTCGTAATCCTACTCATTCGCGCGGTTTCATAAGAAACAGACTTGTTTATTCCTTTCGGAAGCATTTCTGCGTGAACTGCTTTATAGAAATCAATAAGTAACATTGGATTGATATTCTTCATAACTCATTACCTCAATTTTTTCGTGTTCTTTTCTGAAAATACTGTCCGTTGTAAACACCTTCTCAATCAATCCACTTGCCAGAAGATCACCTTCGAGAATTGTATTTTCACAATGGGATACATACAGGTAGATATTCTTTGCGCCAAGCTCTTTCAATTTCTTTGCACTGTGATAGAATGTTCCGCCCTTACTGCAAATATCATCCACAATCAGAACATTGCAATCATAAATTAAATCCGTCATCCCGGCAACATCTAATCCCTGGATCTGTCCGGTTGCCCAATCACGCTTTTTGATTCCAAAAGCATACGGGGCTTCGATTAACCCAGAATAACGCTTCATCGCTCCCTCATCCGGATAGAACAACATCAGCCGATTTTCAGGCGAAATTGTCTCCACATCTTCGATGTACCGAATGGCACGGTCGATAAAATACTTCGGATTCTGCACTTCGATATTATTGAAAAGCGCCTCGCTTACATAAGAATGAGGATCCAGTACAGTTACACGAGAAAACTCCAAACTGTTAATAAATTCCGCAAAATACCTCAGCGTAAAGACATCTTCATCTGTTTTCACTCTATCCTGACGAGCATTAGGAATATACGGCATAATCAGATGAATATCCCTTACTCCGTGATTATGTAAATGCTTAACAAGGAACATGAGCGTTACCATTTCTTCGTTGTCGTCGAACTTCCAGACAATATAGGATGCAGAATAAGTAAAGCCGTACCGCACAAAATTATAATTATTGTCCACGCACTTTAATAATAGTGTGCCATCTGGGAATCTGCCGGGTTCTATAATTCTTCCGTTCACTGCGATCATAATCTTATTCCTCCATGTTCACAATATCAATCTGGCAAGCCATCATAGATTTAAGGGCGTTGGTGTGACTCTCAGGAGTCACGCCTGCGCAACACGCCGCGTCAACCGAAACGGGAATTTCCGGACAAAACGCTTTGATAAGCATAGCATTGGAAATCACACAAATATCCGTGCAAACACCAACAAGCTCTACACTATCAATCACACCATTCGTAAACATCTCAGCGACAAACAGTCCAAGCTGAACCGATCCAAATGTGCCTTTCTCAACCGTATAGCATCTGTCCTTGAATACTTCCAGCTCTGGCACAAGTCGATGCCCTTCCGTTCCGCGAATACAATGTTTTACAGGTAGCTTCTTGCCTTCCTGCGTTTCAAGGTATCCATCTTCATGCGTATCAAAGGTAAAAACTACCTTCTCCGTCTCTTTGACCTTATCAACAACGCCATTAACGATGGCAGCCGCCTCATCAGATCCAAGAACACCATCAACAAAGTCTCGCTGCATATCTACAACGATCAAAAGCTTCTTGCTGTTCATACTCAAACAACCTCCTTAAATATGAGTCCAAATAGTCCCATTGATTATTTTTGATATCAGGTTTGCAGAAACGCCAAATTGCTCTGCAAGCTCCTGCCGATTACACTTACGTCCCTTACCCTTGGGAATATATACACTGCGAATATACATAACATCAGCTTCGCTAAGTTTTGACATACCATTCCAACTTCCTGTATATAACCCCATCCGCGAATTATAACCGAGCTGTAACGGAACATCATAGTCGATCAACTCAAGATCAACTGCATGAAAGTAGTTTTCCCGTCTGGTACACCACTCAAGATTGGCAACATCATTATGCTGTTTGCACCCATCCAAATGATTTACAATCTCATAATTCGATGGATTCAGTAAATATGTTTCCGCTACACATCGATGTACATGAACATTCAACCGTTTGCCATTTACAGAAACACAGGCTTGCAAATAGCCGCCCTCTCCGTACCCGAATGAGTAAATACGTCCTGTCTTGGCGTTTCGCAACCTTCCCCAAGTAGATACTTCAAATCTCCACGAATAATCCACACCTTGGTATATCGCGCCAACCCATTCTTCCGGTATCTGTCTTCTAATTGTTGTCTCACTCACAGTACGTCTGAGAGATTGAACCATCTGCAAATCCATCTTCCCTACCTCGATTATTTAGTTATATGCTTACGGCGTTTATTGCGACTTTCTCATAATATCGCTGCCAAATAGCGTTTACAATCATCATTCTGCGAATATCTGTATCAGCAATCCGTAGAGCTGTCAGTACCGACTGAATTGCATCGTTCTTTCGATCAACAATTCGCATCACGCTCCACACCTCATTGCCAACTTCATCACCAAACTCTCTACGTAAAGCGTTCGGCATAATCGCTTCCAATGTAGTTTGCTTAATATCACCCATCATTACCACCATCCTTGGGCGTAAACCCATCACAGTTTTGTAACCATGCGGGATCGAAATTCACAGGCCACCAGAACCACCCCATTCTAAATCCGTGCGGATCTGCCTGAATATGAAGCTTGGCTGCCTGTAAAAAATTACTTGCCTCAAACATAGCAAACAAGTTCGTATCATTTCCTGGATATCGACAACAGCTATGCGTATCACCAGGAACATTACCTCGGTACTTGCACTTATAGCAATCAACCATATGTCTCCACCTCGCTTTCATACTTTATTTCCGAACCGGGATCTATCAAAGAAACTCCTTTTCGGCATTCAACCGGACAAGTTGAATCTTTGCTCTTTGGATTGAATCGTATTTCGCACTCCGAAAAATCGTGCTCTTTGCCGCAAAACAGATCGCATTTCAAGCAATTTGCCTCTACAAACGCTTTGCGTATCAGTTGATTATTTGGTGTGTCAAACTTCAGACCTTTATACTTAACTGGATGTATGTATTTCAAGTTGGTTCACCTCATTTGTTTTTAATGCCTTTAACGCCAACCCGTATGCTGTTTGGAACTTACTCCCGTCTCCGTTCGCTAATACCCATTCTTCCGGCATCAGCATCCCACATTGGATCAAATGACTTACCATCTCAGAAAACGCTTCTTTATTCGTCATTCCATCGGTATCCTGCTCTTTAAGTCTTTCACCGCAAACAGGGCAAAAATTGAATTGTGTTTCTTCTGGATATCGATAGTCGCCACACGCCATACCGATCCGTGCGCCAGATTTATCGACTAAAGCAGACACAGTACCAAAATCAAATCTTTTACAGAACTCGCACACTTGTTTTGTTAATTCCTTTCTTACGATGATACCTCCTCAAGCCACTCGATCAATAGTGTTCTCATACGTTGGCTTGGTATATATATTTGAATTTCCTTACCATCTCGAATGGCTGAGCGCCAAATCCATTGGATCATTTCACTAAGTGCATATCTATCTTCATTCACCGTACACCCATGTTCCTCAAAATATCTCTTCAGAAATGGATTGAAAAAGATATTGACGCAGTATGCCAGATTCTTTCTGTCGCGGTATTCGTTTGTAGCCCGACAGCTACACGGGATAAAGCAACGACTGTAGTTTGGCGGAGATATTTTATCTCGATGAGCCTTAAAAGAAGTCCACATACAGTCGCTTCCTCGTCCGCCATAATAATTCCGTAGCACATTGTAGATGTTATTTCGCATCTTACTCGCAACTTTGGGATTATTGAATTGGCGATCTGACCAACTGGAAGACAACGCGAACTTTTCGTCTCCAACGCTATTCAATTTCTTATTGTCCAGGATATGAACCCGATCCCGTAGACCGACAATCTTTGTAAACTGATTTCGAGTTTCGGAAAATACATACTTTCCATCCGGCATTACCTCAACGCCGATATACTTATAATCAAACCCGTTAATGTCAAAGTAATACTTCTGAAGCTGCGCGTCAAAGAGATACGTAAGAACAATTACCTCATCGAATGCCTGAAACACCTCAGGTGGAAACATCCAGAAAAGAAATGTGTCATTGTAGTAAAGAAGTGTGCCAGCCTTAGCACGGAGCATAAGATCCTGAAATGTTGTACCAACATACGAATCGTTCAGCCAACGAACACGGCAAGTTTCCTTATCAACTTCAATATATCCACTGTTCATGAGATCCTGAACGTCTCCTTTGGAGATATTGATCTCCTTGACAATTTCAAACACCTCGTCCATTACAAGTGTGTAATGTCCTTCGCGGATCAACCTTATTGTCTCACTATTATAGCTGGCGAAAAGAGCATGAGTGCTTGAGATGTTGAAGTGCTTTTCAAGCAGAAAGTGAAGATTGAGCAGTTTGCTACGCGGTTTATCCTTAGGAGACTTAAAATCCTTAATGGGACAGTTATCAATGATTCGATCACACTCATTGAGGTATGGCGTAATAAAAATGAAGTTGTTATCTGATGCGTTCATGTAATTTATCGCCGCGCTGGTTTTACCCGCGCCCATGATCGCGTCGCAGATCTTGATTTTCACTTTACATCCTTCCTGTTTTTACTGAATTTTAGTAGGTAAAATCATGTGTTGAACACGCGGAAAATACCGTTGAACAAAGGGTTTCTTGAAACAGCTCCCTTTTAGATGGGTAGGGGATAAATGTATTATTTTCCATTGTCTTAATGGAAAATTACCGCAGCATTCCAGCTCTCATACTGTCATGATCTTCAAAACCATTGTCTGAAACCACATGAATACACATATTGTGATACAATGCCTTATCCTCTTCATCTGTGATTCCAAGGTATCTGAGTGTTACCTCCGGCGAACTATGACCAAAAGCTCTCTGTAACATCGTAATATCCATATTCGCCTTATCACTGTTGTACTTGTACTGATGCCATCCCCATGTTTTTCTGAGAGTATGAGTTCCGATATTCTGTTTCAACCCACAAGCTTCGGCAGCCTCTTTCAGAACCTTACGAAAAGTCCCGACTTGAATTGCGCCACCCTCTCTGCTGGGAAAGAGATAATCGTTACAATGTAAATGCTTACCCCTATCGCAGAAATACCAATCAATAACATCCTTACAAGCCTGATTAAGAAAGATTGTACGATACTTCTTTGTTTTGCTCTGCAAAATTTCAATAGCATCTGATGTATCATCTACATCATCAATTAACCTTACAGATCCATCGGGAGCAAACACATCTGACATCTTCATGGCAAGAAGTTCATTTGCTCTAAGCCCAAGATTCATACCAAGGGTAAAAGCAAGGACATATTTCTTTCCCTTGTTTTCAAGAAGCCAGTTTGCCATAGCGATGATTTCTTCATGCTTTTTGATAGGATAAACTGTCTGGCGTTCATCCTTTTTATAGTTTTGAGGACGCTTTGCTTTCTGAAGCATTGCTTCCAATTCCGGATGTATGGTAACTTCAAGAATTTCAACTTCGGGCATTGATTTCATGGCACTTACTCCTTTAGGTTATTTGGTTAATTACTTTAGCTTTACTAAAAGCCGTTGATTATCGCAGATAACCATTGGCTCCCTTACACTTAATATTATATCACATTTTGATCCAAATGTCAATAGGTTTGGTGAAAATAATTGTTTTGTTATCTCCTTTAGGGTAAGGTTTTCGGAAATCACACGATGTTCAACGGTATTTTCTATGCCAAACATGGTCTTTAGAACCGTATATTTATGGGTGTTGGATATCGAGAAAGCACCGTTGTTTAACGAGGTATGTTCGAGACGGTATGTCGAAAATTTTGAGGCGTGGAGAAGGGGGTACTATGGGCGATTTTCCAGGTCTGGGAATGCTCATAAATGTAAACTTTCCGTGTCTTGTATGGCGTATATACTCCCGTTAATCAAGGCAATTCCGCATACTCCACAAAAGCGGAATTGATTCCAGGGCGTTCCGGTGCGGTCTGGCTGTCGTTGTCTCTGGCTGGCAATGTTGGCGGCGTGTCTGGCTTCGGCAGCGTGTCGGGATGGCTGGGAAAAATGCCGCGCTTTGATGTCGTTTTTCTGAAGCTCCCTCTTTTTTTCTCTCCCTCTCTCATCGTTTCCCGTTCCTCCCGTCTCCGTTCATGATCTCCGCTTGATCACCTGGCGCATGGTCTACAGTGCCGCGCTTCGGCTTCGGTCGTTCTCTCTGGCTGTGATCTGGTGCGGCGTTCTGTCTCCGTTCTGGCGTGGCTTCGGCTGTCACTGTCTCATGCTGTCCGGTGCAGTCAATGCCGCGCGGCGTGTCTGGCGTTCCGTTCCTCTGCCCGTCCTTGCTTTTTCTCTGTCCCTCTCCGCTAAGGTCTGACCGCCTGCGGCGCGTGTCCGGCCTTGCTTCATGCGTCCCGCGCTCCGCTGATCTCCGCGCCCGTGTGCGCTGTCTCCACCCATTCCCGTGATCGCGTCCCGCGCTCCCTCTGTCCGTCCTCCGTCGTGCCTGCTGACCGTCTCCCGCTCCGCTTCATGAGCAAAAACCGCGTCGATCTCATATGTGCAATATGCACAAAATATGCCTTGCAAGTTTGGTTATTATTTAAGGGCAAAACGAGAAAATTTTAGCGTTTTTATATTGACAGCGAGCAAATTTTATGGTATAATATAAGTACAGTAAAGGAGATAAGAAAGACACTCCAGCCGCTGATCGCGGCGCATTTACTGGACGATAGGAATTAACGAAACAATCACGGAGGAATGAAAAATGAAACTCGCAAACATGATCGCCCTGAAAAGTAAAATTACCGTCTATGTTCCCGCTACGGTTAACGTATCTGAAGAGATCGACAACAGCGCATACGTTGAGCGCGTCGCGCGTACTCTGTCTAACGCCTTCGGCGGCGCGACTGCTACCCAGGCCGCCGGCTATTGGGTCGCTGAAGATAACAGCTTGATCGCTGAACGTACAACAATGGTATTTGCGTACTGCGACACTGCAGCCGCTGAAAAGTACATCGATGATATCGTTACAATGTGCTATGATCTGAAGCGTGAAATGAATCAAGAAGCAATCGCCCTTGAGTATAACGGCGCGATGTACTTCATCTGAAGGAATTAACTAAACATTCGGCAACGGCGGCAGCAATGCCGCCAGCCGACACAAACGAAAGAGAGGGCGCAAACATGAAAGCAACGAGAAAGCAAATCCAGGCAGCGAACGAAATCGCAGCGAAGTTTGGCGGATGGCATGAGCCGAAAGAGATCGCCGCCATGTATGAGGAATTGGAAAAGATCGGCGTATCTGTCGGATGTATCACGAACCGCCGCGACTTCCCAGAGCTGGGGAGCTGGTACGGTACTTGTGAATGGTACATAAACGGCGAAGAAGTAGAAAACAGCCGTTTTGTCTATGGTGTATATGAGGGAAACCCGGAGATCACGCGCAACGATTACAACATTTATTTTAGCTGAAGATCCCGTCTGATGATGGTTAGCCGGTCACTAACCGAAACGCCTGCCAGGGCGTCACGGGAAACCGTAAACACTAACGAACGGCGCGAAAAGCGCATGAATGAAAAGGAGACAGAACAATGAAAAAATACGATCTGAAAGCAATCATGCGCAAAGCATGGGCAATATACCGCGAAGCTGACCAGGGCGACGGCATCCGTCCGGCGTTTGGAATGTGCCTGCAGATGGCATGGGCGCATGAGAAGAACCAGCCGGCGCACATCGTCGAAAAGTGGGAGAGCATGACCGCCGAACAGCAAGTGAATATGCTGAAAGCGAACGTAAAACGCGCCGCAAAAGATGAGATCGCATACAGCACGGAAGATCACTATAACGAATACAACGAGTCTGTAGCATGGTTTTTCCGCAATAACGATCTTGACGGGTTTGTAAGTGACGCATGGCTGAAGCTGTCCGAGATGATGCAGCCCGAACGCCTGGACGAGATCAACGAACGCCGCGCCGCTACTGGCAAGCTAAATATTTCTCTGGTGCAGCTTGTTTACCGCGCTTGTCTCTACTCTATCCGCGCGGTGTACCGTTCGGAAGTAAAGCACGTCCGCGCCCGTGTGCATACGGTCATCGATAAGAACGGCGACGAAGTGGAATATATCGACACGATGGCAAGTAGTCGCAAGGATAACACGGAAGTTTCAGCCGTTACCAGTGTAATGCTGGAAGACTTCATAAACAGCCGCGACGAGATCGACCGTATCATTATTGAGGGACGGCGCGACGGTTACAGCAGCAAAGAGATCGCGCAGATGGTCGGCATCTCCGAGCCTGCAATTTGCAAGCGTCTGAAGAAGATCAAAGAAGCTGGACGCGCAGCCGGTCTGATCGGTGAGATCGTAGCAGCTTAAACGGATGATGAAGCCGTCGCCCCGGTCTGGATGGGCTGGGGCGTATGGCAAAAAAAGTATAAACGGCGGTTAATTTCTGATTGATCGGATAGTGAATATAAAGGGAGGACAACAACATGAAATGGTACGAAATCCCCGACGTTTTAGAAGCTGGGCGCAAGGTGTATGTGACAGATGGAACCGTGACACGCCGCATTCTGAAGGCCGTTTGGGTTTGCATGGAGCTACAGCTTGAAATGGATAACGGGAAATCAATCTGGTTATCCTCTGATGATTTTGATAACAGTGACGATCAGATGATCGGGATTCTGGATGATACGGACGGCGTTTATATCGCGCCGCTCTGGTGGATAAAGATAGGAGACAGAAACAATGAATAAACAGATGCACAGACGTATGATGATACGTCAGAAGTTGATAGGATTGGCAATACTGGCACTGTGTGCGCTTTTACTCTGGGTATGTTCCACCGGAGTAACTCCGGAAGATCGGGACGGAACAGCGGTTTTACTTCTCGCGCCGATGGGCTTTTACCTGATTTTTTCAAAAGATGTTGTAATTGAAAGTTAATTTCCGCGCCTGCGGATAGTTAGATATAATAGGGAGGATGAACACATGATGATTCACATAACACGAACGGAAGCCGCCTGGATGATGAATGAACTGCGAGATCGCGCGAAAGCGTACAAAGGTGCAGCGGGTCTTGACTTCCCGAAGAAAAGCGGACTGGATGCAGCATTTTTCAATCTGCGTTCTGAACAGCTTACATCTATCGCGGATAAGCTGGAAAAGGCAATCAAAAGCGGTAGTAAACGGATCGCAATCGACGGATGAAGGAGGTGCAGCAGATGAAGAAATTCAGAATTGACTTCTTCTCGGATGCGTTCGGTGGACTGGTAAGACGCATTTACATGAAGTTTGAAAACCGCGATAAAGCGGCAGCCTGGGCGCTCGATCATATGCCCTACGGCGCAAAGTTTGTTGAAGTAAATACCGTTGCTTAACGGATGAATCACGGAGGATGATACAATGGCAAAGTGTACGAAAGAACAGCTTAACAAGTGGAATGATAAACTGATGAACGGATTCAGCTTTGATCTTTACGGATTCTTGATGAACGGAGAGAAAACAGCCGTTAAAACCCTGGCTCTGGCGGATGGCAAGAAACTCCAGGCAAAACTGGAATACCGCGATGTGCGCGAAAATTTCCGAACAGTCGCACAGCAGCCCGTGCTTCATCTCTCGATTTGGGAGGACTGCGAAAACAGCAGCTTCATGAAGTCGTGCGGATTGGGCGCGTATCTGGATATGGGCGTACAGCAGGCAAAGAAAAACTATGATCTGCTCTGCAAACTCTCCGGAACGTTATCGGATGACGATCTCCTGGCAAAAGCGAATGAACACATGGGACGGCTGACAAATCCCTTTGTGTTTGGATGAACAAAATCAGCGGGGATGAAAAATTCCCCGCTTTTTTTGTGCTTTAGGTTAATTTTGGATGATCTGGGCGGTTAGTTATAATAGGACGAGGTATCAATCGTTTAGGTAATGCACTTGACAGTAATTGCTTCCTATATGAAAATACTTTGGTTTATAACAGCCTGGTTCCGCGCAGGTCAATTCAGCTTCATGATGCTTGCAATATTGGAATGATGTGCTGCTTGTGCCGATGCTTTTACATCCATCAACACTACACAAATGCCTGTAGCAGTATCTGGAATTTTCTTCTCGGTTATTGTTACAGCTTTGGTATACACATAGATCGGATGACTTCACATCCGCAGAAGATTGACTGTCTTGTGAATGGCTGTATGTGCGGAAGAAAATCATGAACAGACAAACAGACACGATACATACACCTATGAAGATATCCGAATGAATGAGTCGATAAACTGGATTCTTCATTTTCTCTTTTTATATTCGCTGTTTTTCTCTAAATTCTTCAAGTTTCTGCAAGTAGTTTTTCTGATTCGATACCTTTATCTTAGCAAAAATCTGAGATATCTTTTCAAAAATCAAGATTATAATAATCGGAACAACGATCAGCAGGAACAGTCCCATAACATCACCACCTTATATTTGATTATACCACAAAATTGAAAATAAATTGTTAAGGTGAAAATTTTAGGTTAATTATTTCGGATTCACATGGTAAGTTATAACAGAACCACTAACAACGGAGGAACACATGAGATACAAAGCAGAATTTCACATCGGAAACCGTTCCGGCACGAGCGTAGCAGTAAGAAAGACACTGGATGAATTACTGGAAGAAATCGCGCAGCGCGGATGCTTACTAACCGTGCAGGATATCAAAGCCGTGTTCGCATGGAACAAAACCGCGTCCGATGGTTCAAAATACTATATCGGATGCAGAGCTACGATCATCAAAGGCGAAGAACGGATGACCGAATACACATCATTTTAGGAGGAAAAACCGTGCAGCAATCATTATATAGCCATAAAGCAGTTGATAACCTGGTGGATAGATACATAGCGAAAGGCGGCGAAGTTATCCAGATGAGAGAACCCGTTTTAGGATGCGGCGACCTGCTTCTGTTCGGCGACGGATTGAAAACCACTGTCATCAATGAGGTTTATCTGGATATGTATAGCAGCGCACACACGATCAGGCAGTATAATAAAACGCCGTTGAAATACCAGAAGATCATCGACAACAGATAATATTTTGGAATCAGGTTAATTTTCCCGATTCTGGATGGTTAGATATAATAGAAAACATCACACGGAGGTTTATCATGAAAGAGCATTCGATCAAAATAGAAACAAACATCACAACGGATGATATCACCAATCTTCTCTCAATGGAGGGAGGCGGATTCGACTACTGGGCGGAAATCTGCTACAATGAAGAAGATTATGAAGCCGCGCGGAAACGTCTTGTGAAGCGGATGGAGGACGAAAAGAAACAGGCTTGCGAAGTCTGTTATGAAGATGTTTGCGCGGAAATTCTGGAAAATGGCGGTAAGCTCATTGTCTATGACCGTGAAGAAGATGAAGATCATGATCTGACCTTGCAGGCACTTCTGGATGGATTCGCATATTACATGAAACTCACCGCTTCCGATGGACGCACCGGCGTTGATGATATGGATGCAGAAGTCGCAGATCAGATTTTACAAGTTGCTGTTTTTGGTGAAGTAATTTACGGATGATGGTTAATTTTCGCCATTCCGGACGGTAAGTTATAATAGGAAAGCGAAACGGAGGAATTACAATGAAACTGAAAGCGGAACTGGAAAACATCAAGCAGGCGTTCAAGGCAAACATAAATCAGATCATGGCATATGCGCTCTGTCTGAAAGCACGTGGCGGCTACAACAATTTTGAAACTCGTCTCACATGGGACTGTCTCAGAACCTATATCGGAACCGAAACGATCTGTGAATGGTATGACAAGTACGGCTGCAACGATACGCACATCACAACGGCTGGAAAAACCGTTCTGAAAGAATTAGGTGTTATTTAACGGAGGTTTTTTCGCAATGAAAATCAATGACAGATATGAAATCAGATTGGTCATCGTAGAAATTGTTGAGGGTATAGGAAGATACAATCACTACGGTGATGTGTATGATAACTTGGAAAAATTCAAGAAAGATAAACCGGACAGTGATTATAAATACGGCTATGTGGTATTTGATACCAAATACGGCTATGTTCCGGACGATTGCAACGACTGGAACGATAGCCCGGAAGAAGCCCTGTTCGATTATGCAGAAAATTGTTAACGTATGGAGGAATCGAAAATGAGCAAGATGAAAACATATGTCACAAACAGAACATATTTGAATGCGGAGCAGATCGCAGATAAAGAATACATCATTCACCTTTCCAACGGCAAAAAGATCGAGATCGTGGAATCGCCGGAGTATAACGGCGGTACATGGCTCTGGAAAGTGGAAGATCAGTATTTCGGCAAAGATGAGTACGCGCTGAATTATCTGAAACGGCTCATAAACGAAAAGCTGACCGGCATCCGCATTATCTATCACAAAAAATGGGATGTACCAGAAATTTGCGGCACGGATGGATGTGCTTGTCGCTGCCCAGGCAAGTGCAATACCATGTTGTGTGAGGGTTGCCCTGTTG